TACAGAAGGTATGCAGTTGTTTAGTTCATTCATTATGTTGTTGAACTTTCCACGCCACGGTAAAATGAAAGGTATGGGACAAATCATTACATGGTCTATTGTAGATGAAACACAACATTGTGAATCTATGATTAAACTATTCAGAACATACATAAATGAAAATAATGAAATTTGGAATGATGAACTCAAATCCAAATTATATGTTATTGCTGAAAAGATGGTAGAATTGGAAGATAAGTTTATCGACTTGGCATTTGAGATGGGAACCATGGAAAATTTATCATCAGAAGATGTTAAGAAGTATATTCGTTATATTGCAGACCGTAGATTAATCTCATTGGGATTAAAAGGTGTGTTCAAAGTGAAAAAGAATCCTTTGCCATGGGTTGAGGAAATGATTAACGCTCCAACACATACTAATTTCTTTGAGAATAGAGCAACCGATTATGCTAAAGGTGCTTTGTCAGGAAATTGGGGTGATGTTTGGGCTCATTAAAGGTTACATATGACACACAAACAATTATCAGGAGAATGTTTAAGTTGTGAATCGACTTATACAGTATCATTTATGGAAGAACTAGTATCCCAAGAATTACCAGAACTTTGTCCATTTTGTGGTGAACAAATCGAAGAATTATCCGAGGACTATATAGAGGATGATGAAGATGATTTGGACAATAAGGAATGGGAATAAACTGGCAATATAATGGACAAGATTTTACGGAAGACTTGATTGGTGATAATTACGGGTTCGTGTATCAGATAACCAATCTGACGAATGGTAAAAAATACATAGGCAAGAAATTCTTTTATTCTGCCAAAACCAAACAAGTCAAAGGTAAAAAGAAAAGAATTAAAGTACCGAGTGATTGGCAAACTTACTATGGAAGTAGTGCCGAACTCAGCAAAGATGTGTTATCATTGGGACAAGATATGTTCAATAGAGAAATATTACACCTTTGCCTTTCTAAAGGTGATTGTGGTTATTTGGAAGCTAAAGAGCAGTTTGTAAAAGGTGCTCTTGAATCTGATGACTATTATAATACTTGGATTATGGTAAGAGTAAGAAAATCTCACCTTAAAGGAATTAAATGTTAGATTTTTTAAAACCCATCAAAAACGATAAATTTGATTTTTTGACATTTTTAGATGGAGATAAAGATTCAATAATTATACAAAAACAAGATTATTTGGATCCTGGTGAAAAGCTTGGTGGTAGTGCATTGGGTGATGAGTATCATATTATTTTATTTCAAAATAATGAAGCAAAAGATGCTTATGTAAATTTTGATAATTTTGATGCAATATTACCAGATCCATACGAATACATTTCCGGTTTAATACCAGCTGGTTTTTTTGGTATAATTGCCAGAAAGACTACCACATCTAGAAAAATCATTGATAATTTAGTTGACAAATTCAAACAATAGTGTTATAATTAATTATTATTGGAAACTATAGAAAGTTTATTTTATTATGATTTTAATTGATCTCAATCAAGTTCTGCTTGCCGGACTCATGGCACAAATCGCTAATCACAAAGGAAAATTAGAAGAAGATTTGATTCGCCATATGGTACTCAATATCATACGCACACATGTTAAAAACTTTAAAAAAGAATATGGTGAAGTTGTGTTGTGTTGTGACAACCGTAAATATTGGCGTAAAGAGTTTTTCCCATTCTACAAAGCTGGCCGTAAAAAGACAAGAGAAAAATCTGATTTAGATTGGCACTTAATTTTTGATATTCTTGCTAAATTAAAAACTGAACTAAAAGAAAATTTCCCATATAAAGTAATTGATGTTGAAGGTGCAGAAGCGGATGACATTATTGGTACATTGGTACCTCGTCATGCACAACTTGAAAAGATTTTGATTCTATCGAGCGATGGTGACTTTTTACAATTACAAGCTTATGGTAGTAATGTAAAACAATATAATCCTTCACAAAAGAAGTATATCAAATCAAAAGACCCACTAGTTGATCTGAAAGAAAAAATTATTCGTGGTGATAAAGGCGATGGTATACCAAATATGTTCTCTCCAGCAGATTGTTTTGTCCGTGACCTCCGTCAAAAACCAATCACACAGAAAACATTAGATAAGTATCTATATGAAGATGTTAAAAACTTTTCTTATGAAGATGCACTCAATTTTGGCAGAAACCAAACGCTTATCGATTTAACTTATATTCCACAAGAGATTAAGGAAAAAATCATAAATAGTTATGAAGAAACAAAACCTGCAAAAGGCAAACTATTGAATTATTTTATGGAACATAAGCTTAAAAACTTAATGGATGTTATAGAGGAATTTTAATGAAAAATATATATGAAATTTTTGATGACTTTGAAGAAGCACCATCTAAAAAATCAAAATTAGAAGTGATTGAAAAGAACCTATCAAAAACTTTAGTACAGGTTTTCGAATTGGCATATCATCCAGACTATCAATGGTTAATAAATGAAATGCCACACGAATATAAAATTCCCGATACTTTACCTGGAATTTCTAGATGTCAACTATCAACCGAACTGAGAAAGTTATATCTTTTTAGAAAAGGTGATGAAACGGCCGAGAAATTAACGGAAGAAAAAAGAAAACAATTACTATTACAGTTATTGGAATCACTAGAACCCCGTGAAGCTGAAGTGGTTATTGGAATCCTAAATAAGGACTTAGGTGTTAGAGGTTTAACATACAAATTCATTAAAGAGGCTTTTCCACAACTTTTACCATAATGCGCAAGCAAGAAAAAATAATAGTAGTGTCTGGAAAATTTGATCCCCTAACAAATCATGAGTTAAGCTTTTTACAGAAATGTAAAAACAGAGGAGATTGGTTAGTGGTAGGAATACATTCTGACTGGTATCTCTCTTGGTCAGATGGTGGCTTCGTTCAAAATTACGATTCTCGTAGAAATATCATAAAAGCACTAAAAATGGTTGATGAGATATTTTCATTCAACGATTCCGATGGCACAGTCTGCCAATTACTCAAATTAGTAAAAATTTGTTATCCTGATGCAGATATAACTTATATCTCTGAGGATGATATGTTCAATATGCCAGAAACAAAGATACGAGGCATAAATTTTCAAACTATGAAATAGGAGATTTTAAGTGACAAAGTTTGTAGGCAAGTTTCGTAAAAATAAAGATTACAATGATGACTACAATTATGCCAAAACCTTTCTACACAGCAAAAAACGTAGAGGTGAGCATCCAGAAGTAAAAAAGCAGTTGAAACATTGGCAAGAAGATGAATATGATGAAATCAAAATTTCACCTAGTAAGAATTCTTAAAAATACCACATTTTTTTGATTTTTTTAGCATAAGTAGGTATGTCCGCTTTTCAAATAATGGTATTGTTGCTTCCATACGACACCAGCGCTTGACAAATAATTTTAAATGTAATATAATGGTTCTTCAAATGGAGAATTGTTATGTTAATTTATGGTTATATTCCAAAATCGAAGAAACGCAAAGTTTCAAAAGCGAAAAAATTACAAAATGAACAATGGTTAGCTTCCATCAATTCGATGACTACCAATTTCTGTAAAAATAAATCCACAAAGTTTTCCAAAACAATTCCAACATTTACCGTTCCTGCTGGTCGTGAATCACCCATGATTGCGTCCTTGGATACTGGTTTTGTTGCATGTACCAAAAAGTTCCAAAATTCTTATACGGGTGAAAAGATGAAAGGCATTGGAACTATGCACAAATCAAATGCTGTACCAATTTTTACTGATAATGAAGCAAAAGAAATTTCGAGCATGAGAAGATAATATGATTACACAAGAAGAATGGGAAGATTATCAAGATTACTTGATGGAATTAACTGACGAAGAATTATTAATTGAATTGAAATGGTTGGAAACAGTCGGAAAAGCGAAAAAAAGAGGTTCTACTGTTGCATCCGTTGAAAATTTTACTATACAATGAGGAAATTATGTTAAGTAGACATGAAGAAGCAGCAATACATAGAGGAATTGATGAGATTTTCTTCAATTTGCGCCATTTAGACGTTGAAGATGTAGCTTATCATCTAGTAAAATTCGATCCGGCGCTTGCCGACAAGTTAGCAGCTGCAATCGA